AAGAATGGACGGGGTTCCGGGTTTGTAAAGAGTGTTATGAACCTAAAGCACCTCAACTAGAACCATTGCCTCATATGTCTGATCCTGAAGCGTTGAGACATCCAAGACCTGCAGTGAGTGTGACTGCCGGGGAAGGGGTGGTAAGAACCATAGATCCTAATAGAATGACCACAGTGACGGGAGATTCCATTGGCTCTGCATTTAGTCTGGATGCGATGGAAGGCGAAATAGGAACAGTAACAGTGGTGACTACATGAGTTTTACTTACGCAACACTTAAAACCGCGATTCAGAATTATTGTGAAACAAGCGAGACTACGTTTGATAATAATTTATCGGTTTTTATTAAAGAAGCTGAAGAGCGAGTTTTAAAAAATGTTGAGATGCCTGTGTTTAGAAAAAACGTCACAGGTACTGCAACAGCAAGTAACACATATCTTTCTATGCCTAGCGATTTTCTTGCCCCGTATAGTTTGGCGGTCATCTCGAGCAGCGTTTACTACTACTTATTATTAAAGCATGTGTCGTTTATCAGGGATTACACACCCAACTCTTCAACGACTGGGTTGCCTAAATATTACGCTTTGTTTGATGACACTACCTTTTTGCTTGGACCTACCCCGGATTCAAATTATAACTTTGAATTGCATTATAAATATCGGCCAGCTTCGTTAACGGCTGGTGCTGACGGAGGAACGACTTGGTTATCTACTAATGCGCCTGATGCTTTACTATATGGCTCATTGGTTGAGGCGGCTGCTTTTCTTAAATCTCCAGAAGAAGTGGGTCAATATGAACAACGATTTAAAGAAGCTCTGGGCGCATTAACCAGGTTTGGTGAAGGATATGGTGTAAGAGATGAATATCGTGACGATATTAGGGGAGTCGTTCAGTAATGTTTAAATTGGCGGTTAATTCCAGCATAGGAGATGTTGTTGTTAAAACAACGCAAAACAGAGGGTTATCTCCAGAAGAACTAGCAGAACGCGCAGTAGATCAAATAGTGAGTGTTTCAGACTCGGTTGACCCGATAGTGAGACAACAGGCAGAAGCATTTAAAAGCCGAATTTATCAGGTGGTTTTAGGTATTATTAATCAAGCGATTAAAAGCGATAGAACAACGCTTGTTAATGAGTTTATTCAGCAGGGTCATCGAGACATTGCGGATATATTAAGGAGACTGTAATGGCGATTACGACAGCAATGTGTACTTCTTTTAAGTCTGAGTTACTTCAGGGAATACACAATTTCCACAATGGCTCTGGTGGGGGAACAACGACCACTACAGGAACAGGCAATACGTTCAAGATTGCTTTATATACCAGTAGTGCAACTTTAGCCGCATCAACTACGGCCTATGCAACAACCAACGAGGTATCTGCTACAGGTACGGGGTATACGGCTGGTGGTAATACATTAACCAATGTAGACCCAAGTGCTTCAGGTACGACCGCGTTGACTGATTTTTCAGACAGCACTTGGTCAAGCAGCTCAATTACGGCGAGAGGGGCGTTAATTTATAACTCTTCTACGACTGCTGGTTCTGCTAATAGAGCGGTATGTGCGCTAGATTTTGGAGCAGATAAGACATCCACCAGTGGTGATTTTACTATCCAGTTTCCAGCTCCAGATGCGAGTAACGCAATCATACGGATTGCATAGGATATAACGTGTGGCTGATGCAAAAGTTGCATTTGAAGGCTGGGATTCCTCAACACATGGATGGGGTGAGGGAACTTGGGGCGGCGAAACGGCTGTTGCTGGAGCGACGGGTGCAGTCGGTACTGTCTCGGTTAGCGCAGATGCGAACGTCAGCGTCACAGGAGTTGCGGGAACAGGGACTCTTGGCTCTATCTCTGTATCCGCTGATGCGAATGTTAGCCCGACTGGTGTATCAGGCACGGGAACACTGGGTTCGGTTACGGTTACAGGTGCAGCCAATGTTAGCCCCACGGGTGTTGCAGGTACGGGAACGCTTGGGTCAGTCTCAGTCTCGGCTGACGCAGATGTTTCGGTCACTGGTGTTGCAGGCACAGGAACATTGGGATCAGTTACGGTCACGGGTACGGCGACAGTCTCTGTCACAGGAGTGGCAGGAACAACGGCAGTCGGAACGCCTACAGCCATCACCAGTAACACTATCGTTGTTTCGATGGATGCGCTCACTGGATCTATTGGAGCGGTTACGTTTGATGGCGATGCAAATGTATTCCCGACAGGAGTGGAAGGTACTTGTGAAACGAGTGCCGTTAATGTTTGGGGAATTATTGATGATAGCCAAACAGCGGATTGGTCAGGTATTGATGATAGTCAAACACCGAGCTGGTCAACAATTGATGACAGTCAAACACCGGATTGGAAAGAGGTAGCGTAAATGGCGACATATGTTAATGACTTGCGATTAAAAGAAATCGCTACAGGCGATGAATCAGGTACATGGGGAACGAGTACTAATACGAATTTAGAGTTGATCGGTGAGGCGTTTAGCATCGGCACAGAAGCGTTGTCCGATGCATCCACTGCCACGATCACGGTACAAGATGGTACATCTGACGCAGCGCGTTCGATGAACATGAAATTATCTGGCAGCTTATCTCAAGCCTGCACGGTTACCCTGGCTCCAAATACATTGAGTAAGGTTTGGTGCATTGAGAACAATGCCGGTGACTCGGTGACATTGACTCAAGGAACCGGAGCGAATGTCGTGATCCCCAGTGGGGGCATCCGCATGGTCGTAACGGATGGCGCAGGGTCAGGTGCGGCAGTTACCGATGTGCTCGATGTCCTGGGTGGGACGGGCAACATCGCATTAGGTTCAGGCGCTATGGGTATTGCGCTTACCACCGGCACAGATAACGTTGCGATAGGTGAGAACGCTGGTGATGCCCTGACGAGTGGCTCAGACAATACGTTTGTGGGGGATAACGCGGGTGGGGCTACGACCACGGCGGCTAATAATACAGCGGTAGGTAGTGCGGCACTTCTGGTAAATAGTACTGGAGCAGCGAATACCGCAGTCGGAACAAATGCTTTGGATGCCAATACCACAGCAAGCTATAACTCTGCTTTAGGTTTTGATGCCTTAACAGCAAACACTACGGGCGCATCGAATACGGGGATAGGCTCTTATGCTTTGGATGCGAATACCACTGGCGCATATAACACGGCGGTTGGAAGTAGTGCATTGGGTGGCAATACGACTGCCTCCAACAATACGGCTGTAGGCTTACAGGCGCTATACACAAATTCAACAGGTGCAGGTAATACCGCTGTAGGCAAGGATGCGTTAGAGGCGAACACTACAGCATCTAACAACACGGCTGTTGGTTTGGATGCTTTAACAGCGAACACCACGGGCGAAAGAAATACCGCAGTAGGTTCTGCGGCGGGTGACGCAATCACCACAGGAGTTAGGAATGTAGCTGTTGGGTTTTCTGCTTTAACTACAGCAACAACGGCTAGTTATAATACCGCAGTTGGAACCTATGCTTTATCGGATAATACAACAGGAGCCAGTAATACCGCTCTTGGCTATTATGCTGGAGCATTAATGACCACAGGAGCTGAAAATACCGCTGTCGGAGGCGTTTCTTTAGACGCAAACACCACTGGCTCGAATAACGTAGCTTTAGGTTATGAAGCTTTAACAGCTAATACACAAGGAAGCAGATCAGTTGCGTTAGGTTCGTATGCCCTAAAAACTCAAAACTTCACTACAGCTACTAATGCCTACAATATTGGTATAGGACATAACGCTGGCGGTGATCTTACTACAGGCACACTTAATACCTTAGCTGGTGGTTTAGCAGGTGACGCAATCACAACGGGCACTGCTAATACGTTATTCGGCTACAACGCTGGTGGAGCCATAACCACAGGCGATGGTAATACAGCCTTTGGTAAAGACGCTTTAGAGCTTAATACTTCAGGAATTAATACAGCCTTCGGAGGTAATGCTCTAGCCGCTGTAACGACAGGCACAAGTAACACAGCTGTAGGGCAAGATGCTTTAACCGCTAATACAGCCTCAAGAAATACAGCGGTAGGGGCTTATGCCTTAGACGCAAACACCACTGGAGATAACAATACTGCTGTCGGTGAAAACGCAGGTACAGCTACCACGACAGGCCATAACAATACTTTTATTGGTCAAGATGCGGGAGAGGCGAATACTACAGGTGACTACAACGTCGCTGTAGGTTCTGATGCCTTAGACGCCGCTACCACCGCTGATTACAATGTTGCTGTGGGGGCGACTGCTTTAAGTGCAGTAACCACGGGTACTAACAATGTAGCCGTAGGAACAGACGCAGGGGCTTCAGCAACAACCGTATCTAACAATACGGCTATTGGACATTTTGCTCTTCAAGATAATACTGCCGCTGACAATACGGCGGTTGGTGCAAGCGCCTTGTTGCAAAACTCCACAGGCGCTGAAAATACAGCCATAGGCGCTGTTTCTTTAGATGCTAATACTACAGGTAGTTCAAATGTCGCCGTGGGACAAGCGGCTTTGTCGAGTAATACGACAGCCAGTAATAATACTGCCGTAGGTAAAAGCGCCTTGGCTAGTAACACTACAGGCACTGGTAATGTCGGTATAGGACGTACAGCATTAGGGGCAAACACCACGGGAGCCAACAACGCAGCTCTTGGTGCTTATGCCTTAGACGCTAACACGACAGCAAGTAGAAATGTTGCAGTGGGATATAATGCTTTAACAGCAAATACCACAGGTGCAGATAATGTAGGAGTTGGTGATTCTTCTTTAGCCGCAAACACTACAGCGGCTAACAATACGGCTTTGGGTGCAAGTGCTTTACAAGCAAACACAACAGGAACTGCTAATACAGGTATTGGTAGAGCAGCTTTAAATGCTAACACTACAGCCGATAGCAACACAGCAGTTGGTTATTTTGCTTTATTAGTAAACACCACGGGGGCGGAGAATACTGCTGTTGGGGCAGAAGCACTAGACGCGAACACAACAGGTGCTGAAAATGTGGCACTTGGTTATGGCGCAATGTCAAATAACACGACAGGTGGTTATAACACAGCCGTTGGTAAAAGTGCTTTATCTAGCAATACAACAGCGGAGGACAATACGGCTATTGGTAAAAGTGCTATGGCTGCCAACACCACAGGGACAAAGAATGTCGGAGTGGGTAAAGATGCTTTAGGGGTCAATGTAGCAGGGGATCAAAACACTGCTCTTGGTGCAAGGACATTACAGGCTAACACGACAGCAAGCCACAATACGGCGGTTGGGGAAGCAGCTTTATACGCGAATACTACCGCTGACGCTAACACGGCGGTTGGAAGTAGTGCATTGGGTGCTAATACCACAGGGGCTAACAATACGGCTGTAGGTTATGCTGCTTTAAACGTGAACACCACAGGCGCAGGAAATGTCGCAGTCGGCAAAGATGCAGGAGACTCAATAACTACTGGTGCTTATAATTTATGTTTAGGGCAAAACGCTAATCCATCCTCCAATGATGCCTCTTATCAGATAGTACTAGGCCATGATATTCAGGGTGGAGAAGACAGCCAAGTGACTATTGGTAGAGCCTCTAATGTAATCCAGTGTGAGTTCGATACCGATGCGACTTGGACGCGAACGTCGGATTTCGCAATGAAACAAGACATTGAGAACGATACGTTGGGCTTGGAGTTTATTAATGATCTGCGCCCAGTGACCTATCGTTGGAAGCCTTCCTATGAATTCCCGAAAGATTGGCACGACTATAGCGAAGAAAATCAAATGAACACCGATACCACTATGCACGGTTTAGTGGCACAGGAGGTCAAGTCTGCGCTCGATAAAGCGGGCGTGGATACCTTTGGTGGCTGGGGTGAACGCTCCGATGGCAGTCAGGTGTTGGGACGAGACATGTTTGTAATGCCTTTAATTAAGGCAATACAGGAATTATCTGCGGAAGTAACGAAACTAAAAGAGGAGCAAAACTAATGGCGGTTAAAAAAACCTTAAAGGCTGTGCCATACAGTAAGTCGAGCAAGGTTGAGAAATGGGACTTATCGGCGGTCTACGAGAACGACTCAGAAGGCGATGCAACGTATTATAAGAGCGAGTTTCGGACCACGGCAGAAGCTACGGCCCCGGATGGGTCTGCGAACTTTGCGAAGAAAGCCAAAGGCAGTTGGACTAAATCAGAGATTGAAGGGCTGATGCCTATCGCGCATTGGGATACGGTCTTTGCCAGCCAAGTGGATTCGGTGATTACCAATCCAGTAGTTGCTCCGGTAGCAGACGACAGCTTTTCGATTCCGTCGTAGTGGAGCCACAGCAGTATACTTTTCATACGTTGCCAGCTGTTTTTATGCTGGAGACTCAGCTGTCTGAGAATATCGTAGGTGATTTAAATAATTACCTCGATAAGCTTATGGTTGCGGAGGAGCGTAAAAGTCATGCGGGTACATTGGTTGGGCAGATAGGCCATGGGCAACAGCTCACGATGAATCATCTGTGTGATGAGATGCGTGATTTCAATACCCTAATTCAAGGGTTAGCCATGGATTATGTGAAGCAGTTTTGTGCTGTATCTGGTAATCCTTTGTCTGGTAAAAGAGAAATCATGACTGATGAACTTTGGTCAGTGCATAGCTATGAGCGTGATTACAATCCCATTCATGACCATGGGACGAAGACCATTATGGGTGTTTCTTGCACCACCTGGACAAAAGTACCCCAGCAAATCTTAGATCAACCCGCGTCTGGATCACCTGAATATAGTTTATACAATGCTTCTGGTAATGCAGATGGCTGTCTGGCGTTTAGCTATGGTCGTAATAGCCTACTAGATGTAGAGAGACTAGCGCCTCCACAAAGCTTTATAATTAAGCCAGAGGTTGGGAAGCTTTTAATGTTCCCTAGCTGGCTGACCCACATGGTGTACCCTTTTGAGGGTGCTGGAGAACGGCGCACAGTCGCTGCAAATTTGAATGTATGGAAGGTAGATGATGACGGAACACGCCACTGAAGTAGAAGAAGATACAGATAGCCTATCTGGTGAAGCGTATTTAAAGGTCGAAGAAGAGCAGCCAGAAGTGGTTGAGTTGCCGCCTAATATCCAGCGGTTGCAGGAAAAGCAGGCGCGTCTACAACAGGAAGTGGCTGTATACCAAGCACAGATCAATGAGATTGCGGATAAGTTAGAGACGGCACAACTGGCCTTTCAGCAGTGTGTGGTTTTATTACAAGTGGAACAAGCGCAGTCTGAATAATGGAAGAGGGTCTTGAGGCGTTAGCGGAAATTAAAGCGCATCAGCGTGAGTGTACCATCCGCTATGAAAACATTGAAAAACGCCTAGATGAAGGATCAGCTAAGTTTAAAAAACTCGAAATGCTTTTGTGGGGCGTGTATCCATTTATCGTAGCAACAATGATTTCCGCTAAACTGTTATGAATCAAGAGGATTAAACATGGACTTAATTGTAAGTATTGTACAAGGGGCAGTAGCTGTAATCGCGATAGCAAGTATTGTTTGCAGCCTAACGCCAACGCCTAAAGACGATGTATTGATTGGTAAGCTGTATAAAATCATTGAAACTCTGGCGCTCAATATCGGCAAAGCAAAACAAAAACCAGGCGGTTAGCCTGACACTGATCTCCCCACATGGAAGAAGCCGTGCGACTTATCAACGAGGTTGGCTTCCCAATAGCAGCTGCGTTGGGATTAGGCTTCTTTATATGGAAATTAATTAACCGGATCATTGATGGGTTAGAGACAAAGGTAAATACATTAGACGATAAAGTAGAAGCGGCTTTGAATGCTATGGAAGAAAGGCTTAGTACTAAATTAGATAGTCAGCACGTTATTATTATTAGCCTTATCGATAGAGTACGCGCTGTGGACAATCAAACTATACGTCAGGATGTCTTGCTTAAAACGTTGCTGGGTGTACCAAATCTAATTGATATAGAAAAAGTAGCCAAAGCAGATCGGGATGACCAGCGTAAAGATTAGTCTGCTGCTTCTGGCATTGCCGGTGATGGCATCCGAGTTGGTCCATCGCTTCAATAGCCCGTCTTTTAATGGCATTAATCAATCCGCGCATTACTTAACCATCGATGAGCAAGAACGTACACGAGCTGACGATCTAGCGAGTGAGATTCAAGAGAAGCTCGATGAGGCAGAGCGAGAGGCAGACAACACCGTACTGTCTAAGTTTATTCGAAACCTGGAATCTCGCATTTACTCGACCTTAGCGAAAGACCTGAGTGAATCCCTATTTAACTACGACGGTATTCCAACCTCTGAGAACCCCATTACAGGAGAGATTAACTTAGAAGGGAATATCCTGAGATGGGTGAATGATGGGACAACGATTACGTTAACCATCGAGGAATGGTTTGATGGTGTCATGATTTCTACGACAGAAATTGTTATTCCCGTAGGCAACTTTGGTGGTTGCTGGGCTGAGTGCGATGCGCCGTGAATTTGTGTTGGTATGCCTTCTGTTTTTGGGTGGATGTACCGCATTCACTGGGGTGCAGCGTAGTCTAGAATTCGAAAGACAGGGACCGGAAATTGTTCCAAGTGCGGCTCATCAGTTACTAAATTTACCCCCTCCTAAGACTAAAGCGGTAGTAGCCGTTTATGAGTTTTTAGATAAGACGGGACAGCGTAAGGCGTTAGATAATATCGCGTCGTTTAGTACAGCCGTGACGCAAGGCGGCATTGATATCTTGATCGAAGCATTGCGGGATGCCGGTCGAGGCAATTGGTTCGCGGTAGTGGAACGTGCGGGATTAGACGGTTTAACTCGCGAACGTCAACTGATTAAAAATACCCGTGATATGTACGAAGGGGAAGGAGCTAACCGGCTCAAGCCTTTACTGTACGCGGGCATTATTATTGAAGGTGGTATTATTGGCTACGACACCAACCTCAGAACCGGAGGGAGTGGAGCACGAACATTAGGTATTGGGACACGGCATCAGTACCGTGAAGACAAAGTTACTGTTGTTTTGCGCGCAGTTTTGGTACAAACAGGAGAAGTATTGCTGAACGCAACGGCAACCAAAACAATTCTGTCTACCGGGGGTGGTACAGATTTCTTTCGGTTCTATGAATTAGGGACACAACTAGTAGAGGCGGAAAGCGGCAGTACGGAAAACGAAGCGGTCAATCACGCAGTCAGAGCAGCCATAGAAGCTGCGGTGTATGGGCTCGTTATCAAAGGACTTGAACAACAGGTATGGGACTTTGATTACTCAACATTGGAGGACAGCGAGGATGAAGAAGCTTCTTAGTGTATTTGTACTATGTTTCCCCATGATTTCATTGGCGGGCAATAATGACATCTATCTCACACAAACGGGTACGGGGCTAACACTCACGATAGATCAGATCGGAGCTACCAACACGATTGGTACGTCACAAGCGAGAGCCGAAATAAGTGGTGCAAGCATGACGGTTGATCTGGATCAGATCGGCGATAGCAACATTATTGCGGCAAGTATTTTACAAGCGGGCAGCAGTAGTTGGACCTATAAAGCTACCGGCGATTCGAATACTGCGACCTTCGCAGTGGGTGGTACGGGTGATGTAGCTGGATCGGATTTTGATTACGACGCGGCGGGGGCAAGTAATGTACTTGTGTTTACGCAAGGGGATGCAGCAACCGCGACGACGGGTAATCAAGATTTTGATATTGACGGAACATCCAACAACGTCAACGTGAAATGTAATGTCGTGGGTTGTGTGAACAATTGGACCATTGCAGGAAACAGTAGTGATGTCGATACGACACAGGCTGGATCAGCAGATTCCAATATCACTGGAACGCTCACTGGAAACTCCAACGAGGTGACGATTACGCAAGCGGGAGACAA